CTCAGGAGCACGTAAAAACCTTCTAAATATGAGACAATCCGCAGGGAAGACTTTCGACAAACGATTTAACGAAAGAACCCTCAACGACTACACGCCCGACTCATTTAGAGTTTGTAACAAATGTGGAGAGTCAAAACCACTGACTGAATTTTCACCTCACAGTAAGAAAAATCCATGGCTGCGGCTACATTGCAAAGCATGTGCAAGTGCAATGGTTGCCGCAAACGAATATGGTATTTCTTTGCAACAAGTTATAAATTTGCGAAAGCAAAACACTTGTGATTGTTGTGGTTGTAAATTTACTAAAGATAATTGGTCTGATATTCATCATATCGGTTCAGAAGTCAGAGGTTTGATTTGTCACAATTGTAATCGCTTATTAGTCGATGAAAGTGAAGAACAACTTTCAAGATTATGCGATTGCGAACAATGGATTCTGGATGATGAAGATATAGTCTGTTCTGCATGGAGACATGCAGAGGTTAGCAGAAATGACTAACCCCTTGCAAAGTGCAAGAGTAACAATCTGCAAGAATCGCTCGCAATCCTCGAAGAGAATATGGTGATGGCCAACTTGGTGCATCGCGATTTCTCCCCGCTGGTTGCCAGCTATGGTGATGTTGTCAACACTCGTCGGCCGCAAGAGTTTGAAATGCGGCGTAAGGCTCAGAGCGACTCGGTCGAGAACCAAGACGCCGTGAGCACAAATGTGCAGGTTCCTTTGAACCAGCACGTGTACGTCACGTTCACGATCAAGGACGAAGAGTCGTCTTTGAGCTTCAAGGAACTGATTCAGTATTACATGCAGCCCGCCGCCAAGGAAATGGCGAGTGCTGTCGACAAAATCTTGGTTGGCCAAGTCCACCAGTGGCTGGCGAACAAGGTCGGCAAACTGGCTGGCATGACTTCCGCGAACGCCAAGGAGTACATCCTTGAGGCTCGTGAGAAGCTGAATGTCAACAAAGCATATCCGTACGGGCGTAACTTGGTTATCAGCCCATACTCGGAGACGCAGATGTTGAACACGGACATGTTCATCAAAGCCAACGAGCGTGGCGACGATGGAACGGCTCTGGCAGAGGCCCGCTTGGGTCGTGTGCTGGGCTTCGACACTTACATGGATCAGAACGTCCCATACGTTCCGCTCAGTGGTGCCGACATCAACACGTTGAATCACACTGCTGGTGCTTCGGCTGGCGATACAGGCAACAAAGCCTGCACGTCCGCCACGGAAGTTACCAACGGCGAATTTGTGTGGATCACTGGTGACCAGCAAGCGCAGGTCATCAGCGCACACACGGGCTCTGGTAGCACGACTGGCATCACGCTGGTTGACGCTTATGACAACGCGGTTGCCGCGAACGCTGTGGGTTATGCCTACAACGCCGCTTCAGTTGACCTCGCTGGTCATACCTCGGCCAACAGCTCGATTACTGCCTATGCGGCTGGCTATGACAAGAAAATCCGAATTGACGGCATGACCGCCAACAAGGTTCTGGTCGTGGGTCAACTGCTGGCCTTTGCCACTGGCGCGTCTCGCCACACCTACACTGTTGTGCAGGTGGAGAGCGTCAACACGACTACCGTGTACGTCTGGTTGGATCGACCGCTGACCACAGCGCTTGCCAACAACGACGCCGCATTCCCAGGGCCGCATGGTTCCATGAACTTCGGTTTCCATCGGGATGCTCTTGCGCTCGTCAACCGTCCGCTGGCCGTTCCGAGCAACGCTCTTGGCGTACAGGCTGCCGTCGGTAGCTACAACGACTTGGCGATGCGTGTCGCGATGCAGTACGACATTTCGAGTCAGGGCACGAAGGTGACCCTCGATATGTTGCTGGGTGTTGCGCAGCTCGACGAAAACCTGGGTGTGGTCCTCCAAGGCTGACCCAACGCGGTTCTAACCGCTTCTTGATAACACCCCGGCAGGCACAACCTGCCTGCCGGGGTTTTCTTTCTCCCTCTGGAGGTTTGCATGACTACTTATGTCGCTTACGACGCCATCACCCCTTATGGGTACTCGCAAATTACTAACTTGTCTGCGGTCATTGGCATCGAAGGCGGCAATGGAAGAGTAGCCTTGCTTCAAGCCATCGACCAAAACATCCGATGGCGCGACGATGGCACCGACCCGACAGCCAGCATTGGCATGCGTCTGCACGCTGGTGAGACGTTCCTGTACAACGGGGACTTGGCAAAAATCCGATTCATCGAAGAAACTGCTGGGGCTGAATTAAACATCAGCCGATATCAATGAGATCACGCGCATTGCCACGTTTCGACCCGCTTGAACCCTATTCTGGGGGTGCGGGGCTTATTGAGAAGCGAGAAATACTCGTTTCGGCGTTGGCATTGCAGCAAACCCTGGTTCACACAGGGGATTGGCAGCATTCGGCGGATAGCTTGCTGCTGCTGGACGGTGAGGCTACCTCTCACGTCAACCACGAGAGCGACTCAGGCGACTCGACGCTTAACCTGTCTGATGACGCCCTATTTAACATGGATCGCTTACGCGGCCTCTCAGACACTCTCACGCTGTCTGATTTTGCTCACGTCTGCCTATGCGGATACACCGCCCCAAGTGGTGGAGGTTCTGGGGACACTTATCTGGATAGACACACGGTGACGGCCAACGAAACCATTGTTATCGGTCAGCCTGTCTATATTTCCGGCAACAACACAACTAATCTGGCAGATGCAGACAACATTGCCACATCTCACGTCCTGGGCTTAGCAGAGACAAATGGAACAGCCAACGGCACAATGAATGTGCTCAGTGATGGCAGAATAACCCAATCAGATTGGTCTTCAGTAGTTGGCTCAACATCTCTAACTCCAGGGGCTCAATATTATCTTAGCACCTCTGCTGGTCAATTAACCACAACGCCTCTATTTGGCATAAGTGATGCTGTTGTAACATGCGGAACTGCCGTTAATACCACTACATTGGATATTGAAATCAACGAGATCGCAGTATTATGACAACCTACAAGCCTTTAGTCTTGATCGCTGGTCTGGATCAACAGCTTTCCAATTCTGATGCGCTAGATGTCTCGACTTTTGATACCGCGACCGTCAATTTCACCGGCAACCTAGACGTTACTGGCAATGTTACCTGCAACAATCTGACGACAAACACTCCAATTGACCACTCAGCGCTGTCTAACTTATCGGCTGATGACCACACGCAGTATATTCTCGCTGATGGCACGCGAGACTTCACCGGAACTGTCAATGGCGTCACCCCTACCGCGAACGCACATCTCGCTACCAAGGCCTATGTAGACGCGAACGATAGCGACACAACAAATCACTCGCTACTGACCAACCTCTCTGCTGATGACCACACTCAATACATTCTAGCGGATGGAACACGAGCTTTCACTGGAACTGTTAATGGTGTTACACCAACAGCAAACGCGCACCTAGCCACTAAAGGCTATGTAGACGCAAACGATAGCGACACAACAAATCACTCGCTACTGACCAACCTCTCTGCTGATGACCACACTCAATACATTCTCGCTGATGGAACACGAGCTTTCACTGGAACTGTTAATGGAGTAACTCCAACAGCAAACGCGCACTTGGCTACCAAGGCCTATGTAGACGCAAACGATAGCGACACAACAAATCACTCGGCGCTATCTAACCTCTCCGCTGATGACCACACGCAATACATTCTCGCTGATGGAACACGAGCATTCACCGGGACAGTTAATGGCGTCACCCCGACAGCGAACGCGCACTTGGCTACCAAGGCCTATGTAGACGCGAATGGTACAACAAATCACTCATTACTTACCAACCTCTCGGCTGATGACCATCCCCAATATGTTCTAGCTGATGGCACACGCGCCTTCACTGGGACAGTTAATGGCGTAACTCCAACAGCGAACGCGCACTTGGCTACCAAGGCCTATGTAGACGCAAACGATAGTGACACAACAAATCACTCGCTACTGACCAACCTCTCTGCTGATGACCACACTCAATACATTCTCGCTGATGGAACACGAGCTTTCACTGGAACTGTTAATGGTGTTACACCAACAGCGAACGCGCACTTGGCCACCAAAGCCTACGTGGATGCAAACGATAGCGACACAACAAATCACTCATTACTTACCAACCTCTCGGCTGATGACCATCCCCAATATGTTCTAGCCGACGGCACACGCGCCTTCACCGGAACTGTTAATGGTGTAACCCCAACAATTAACGAGCACCTAGCCACTAAAGGCTACGTGGATGCAAACGATAGCGACACAACAAATCACTCATTACTTACCAACCTCTCGGCTGATGACCATCCCCAATATGTTCTAGCCGATGGCACACGTGCCTTCACCGGAACTGTTAATGGAGTAACACCGACAATTAACGAGCATCTAGCCACTAAAGGCTACGTGGATGCAAACGATAGCGACACAACAAATCACTCATTACTTACTAACCTCTCGGCTGACGACCACACTCAATACACGCTGGCCGATGGGTCACGCGCCTTCTCGACAAATAATGGTGCAATTGGCCTAGTTCTATGGGATACTGGGAACAATTCTCTTGATACCACAAATCGAGGGGGTAGTGTAATAATAGGTGGGTACACCAACGCAATAAATGGTAGAAACAGTACCATTATTGCTGGTTACATTAACTCCATCACCTCTAATGTAGATAACTCAGCAATCATCGGCGGTGGGTCTCACACGATCAACAAAAGTCATTCTGCTATTCTCGGTGGTTGGGACAACAGTATAACCGGAAATTATGCTGGCATCTTATCAGGTCAGGGTAATGAAGCCAATGAAGAGTACAGTGTTGCCCATGGTAAATATGCTGTAGCCGATATTTATGGCGCACAAGCCCAGGCCTCGTCAAGAATCGGAGTCTCTGGGGATGTTCAAACGATGGTTTGTACCCTTGTCCTGAATGATGGTTCAGGTAACTATACAGAGATGTTTCTTGATTCAAATGGTGCTACACATGGGACAAAGCAGCTTCTTGTGCCTCCTAACACAGCTTGGGCAATAAAAGCCTTATTGTGTGGTCTCGCAACGAACGGATATGCAATGGCCGCATATGAATGGAGAGCAGGAGTAAAAAGAGATGGAACAGCTACGGCAGCTTTTTCTGGGACTCCAACACGCACGATAATTTCTGAAGATGACATAACCTGGGATACTGATATGACAATTGACACGACTACCAATGCTGTACAAATTAAGGTAAAAGGTACAGCAGGCTGGTACATAAATTGGTGCGCCCGTGTTGAAATAACTCAAGTAAAGGTACAATCATAATGAGCTTAGACAGAATACCCGCTGACACACCGGTAAACATACCTTCAAGAGCAGCCAAGACTTATCCTGATGTGTTCATAACTGACTTTCGAATTGGCTATAATGGCGATGGGACACAACCCGCCACTGTAATCTTCCGAGGGTACAATTATGATACAAAGGAACTTGCCCCGGAGATGGCTAGAAACGCTATTCAAATAAAGAACATCTGGACTGAAGTGGCCAGAAGCCCCGTTGTGGCGGACGCTCTTGGCAGATTGGTTAATGCAATATCCCTCTTGTACCGAGAGAGAAACCTTCGAGAGCAATTGCGAAGAACAGATAAGGGTTCAGACAGGGATCGCCTAATCACTAGATTCAATAATGTGCAGACACTGTTGGGTATTGACCCGTTGGAAGACCCTCCGTCCTTTGGATCGTAATGGAAATGTAAAATGGAAATCGCAAATCTTGTGCAAAGTTTTGGGCCCCTTGTTGGCATAGTCCTGTTCTTCATTTGGCGCGATTGGAGACGTGAAGAGGGGCTAGTTGAAAGGGTCAAAGGTCTGGAAGAGTTCAATAATGAAGTTCTTACTGATCTAGTCAAGCAGGCTACCAGCGTCATTGCGACCAACACCGAACAACTTCGAATTATGAATTCTCTTATGCAAGGTTGTGGGGCGAGAACCGATGTCAAGACCTAACTACAATCTGATTCGCTTTATCAAGCGCAACATACTCACGCTGAAGAAAGAGTATGGCGGTCCTATCACTGTCTATGCGCTTGGAAGCACAACAACAAACTTGGACACAGGTGTGAAAACTCACACTCGTACATCTCAGTTTATCAACAGAGCTGTAGTATTGCCTGTCACACTGTCGCGAGAAGTGACCCAAACTATCTCGCTTATCTCAGCGAACAAGAAACTTGTCCAAGGCGGCTCATACGATGTCGGAAAACGTCGATTTATCATTGACAGATCAGATGTGCCGAAGGGTTGGACGATTGGGAACGACGATTGGCTCGTATACGATAACAGACGATACGAACTGATCGCTGTTGAAGAATTTGAACAGAAAACAGCATGGCTGATTGTTGCCAAGATGGTAGATGGATCGGCTGCCGTTGAGCAGGACCACTACGCCAAAGGCAATTCATATCTGCTTGATTTAACACAAACCGTCACTGCGACGGTTAACTAACCGGAGGCCTGCAATGAATGAAAACCTCGCGCGGTGGATTTTTCAATCTATTGCAAAGCACTTTGTGTCTACAGCCAATGGGATTTCTTTACCGTATTTCGTAGAGGGGGTCGACGAGCGATCTGAAGACGATATGCGGGCGAACCACGTAGAATTACGTGTCACTGGACCGGATGTCAAGGAACTAAGCCGGAACTACTTCAAAATTAAAATGGTAATCAACTTTTTGTTTACTAAGGAAATGGAAATGAGCGGTGCGGACGCTTTTGACCTGATCCAGTGGACTGGAGTTTTTGCCACGGCAATGATGGAGCCAATTCCGATTTACAAGAAAGGCACTGGTGCGGAGGATGATGGCAGTCTAGTAGGCTGTCTCGAAATTGACAAAGGTAAGAATGAAATGGTTCGAATCTTCCACTTCGGTCAAATAAAGCCCGACACGAGAGTCAGGTTTTCAGAAGTGGATGCCGTCTATTCAATGGAATTGTCTAATTAACCTCTTGTAGGAGTACCATATAATGGCACGAATCGAATTGCGTGACGTGACCGTTTACGTGCAGGACGGGCTTAGCGGCTCTGCTCTGCTCACTGCAAATGGCACCGCCAATGACACCACCATTAACATCAACACGGTCGTGCTGAATACCACCACGACCAACTTGGTGCCAATCGGTGGTCGATTTTATTTGCCCGGCGAAACGACCAATACGGTTCATACCGTTACGGCACGTAACCCGGCAGCGGCGGGCCCGACAACTTGTGTGACGTTTACCCCGGCACTGGGCGCTGGCAGCTACAATAGTGGCAACAGCGAAAACGCCGTCACGTTCATTAACCAGCGGCTCGAAGTCAAAATCGGTGAAGGTAACCTCACCTGGACAGAAGCCAAGGAATACGAATACCTTCGTGACCGGGGCAACCTGGATACCGTGAAGGAAGGCGACGAGCAGCCCGTTGAGATGTCTCTGGAATTCGTCTATGAGTACATCAAGTCGGAGTCCGGCACATCAATCACCCCGGTTGACGCCCTGAAGAACGTAGGTTATGCCAGCGAGTGGGTTTCCACATCTGCTGACCTGTGCGAACCTTACTGTATTGATATTCTCGCGAAGCACTGTGTGCCTTGCGGGACTGACGAGGATGAAGACGTACTGTTCAACGACTTCCGTTGGGAAGGTCTTGACTACGATCTGCAGGCCGCCACAATCTCTGTTAGTGGCCGTTGCAACGTCAGCGACCCAACTGTTACACGCTAAACTGACGCTGAGTGTTGATCCACTGAGTGACATGCGCCCTCACCCGAGGGCGCATGCACTCACCTCTTCCTATTGCCTCAAATAAAGGGAAATGAAATGAAAATCGGTGGAGTCCAAGTTACTGCTTCCGAAGAGACTCTTGTGCTGCCGCGTGAAGGCGGTGATATTGTCATCAAGGCCCAGGCCTATCGAATCGGAGACGAGTTCGACAAGCGATGCCCATTACCGACGCCTCCAATGGTGACAACGAAGGATGGCCCAGCACCAGACTTCAGTGACAAACATTACAAAGCTGCTATCACTGTTCGCGACGAGCGTAGGTTTGCATACCTTGTTCTGAAGTCCATTGAGCCAAGTGATATTGAGTGGGAGACAGTAGACATCGACAAGCCCGCCACTTGGGACAAATGGGGCGACGAACTTATGGACGCTGGCCTAACGGAAGTAGAAGTAAATCGCATCGTGAATGCAGTCCTGGCCGCGAACTCTCTCGATGAAGAGAAAATCAAACAGGCGCGCGAGCGTTTTCTACGTGGTCAGGGGGCGTAGCTCGGAAAATCCTCTGGCCGCCACACAGAACGTCTGATTACGCTGCATGGGCAGCATGCCGAGACTTCGGCATCCTGCCCCCCGGCTTCAACGAGCCTGGGCATGTCTGTTTCGACAACATTGGAGTAGACCTCCAAGCAGACTTGATCGGGTTCTATCAGACTTCCGAGCATGAGCGGTTCGAAATACTGAAGATGACCAAGGGTTTGTGATGGACATAAAAACCGAAGCCGATATGGTTGGGATGTCTCTCGACTTGGCCATGTATAAGAAGGTCGCGTTTAACGAACTTCTGGCCTTAAATGAACGGGCTGGCCGGGCTTGGTTAAATGCCATCATCAAAGAAACTCCCATCCCAGCTTGGTCTGGGGCATCCAGAGCCACATTCTTAAAGGTAGCGAGGCTGTTAGGCACCTCAGTACCTATCTCGATTGCACCGGGAGCACCTAATCGCATCGCGATGGGTAAGTCATCCAGTCAAGGCCGACTAATCAAAGACAAGGGCAAAGTGATTGTTGGCTTCGAATACAAATCCTCGCTAGGACATTTGAACTACAACGAATACAACAGGGCTGTGGCGGGTAAGTCCTACCCGCAGCCTTGGAGTAATAATGTGAGGTACACTCCGTACTTCTTTCAACAGCGAGGTAGTACTGCATGGAAAGCGGTAGCTGTTACCGCCCGGCTGCCTAATCCGTTCAATTACCTGAAAAGAATCAAGTTGTAAACATGACAGACATCACACAAAGACTCAATTTCAACGCCAGCGGTGCTATTCGCACACTGGGAACCTTGAAAGGTAAGCTGAACGAAGGCACGACGGCTCTGAAGCAATTCAAAGATGCAGCCGACAAAGTAGGAGGCACTGGTAAAGCTGGCAAGACCTTAAAAAACGAAGGTGAAGCCGCCGACAAGACCGCGAAAAAGGTCAACAGCCTGACCGTGTCATGGAAAACGATGGTCCGGGTGATCCAGACCCAGATCGCTTTGCGCGCATTGAACGGTGTAATAAATGGATTGGAAGATGCCACTGAGCGTGCCCGCGATTTAGGCTTGGCCATCGCGGAAGTTCAAACTATTGGCAGCGGTTTAGGTTCCAGTACCGGTAAACTTACTGACGACATCTTGGCTCTATCGGATGCCATAGGCAAAACACCAAAGGACTTGGCAGAAGGTCTGTATCAGACCTTATCAAACCAAGTCGTCGATGCTGGTGACGCCTTCGAGTTTAATGCTGAAGCCGCTAAATTGGCCACGATTGCCGTTTCTGACCAGAAATCGGCCATCAATGCTCTGTCATCTGTGTTAAACAGCTATGGAAAGAGCGCTGGGGATGCCGCTTATATTTCCGGTACCTTGTTCAAGACGGTAGAGTATGGTCGTTTACGGTTGAGTGATATTGGTGACATTCTAGGCCGCGTTCTTCCATTGTCATCGAAGCTCGGTATCAAGTGGGAAGAGGTGGCTGCTGCAGTCGCCACCATGACTCGCCAAGGTGTGAAGGCCGACACAGCGCTCACTCAGTTGCGTGCCATCTTCCAGCAGTTAATTCGTCCAGGTGACAAACTAAAGGCCCTGATGAATAACGAGTGGGGTGTGCCTAACGCTGAGGCCGCCTTCAAGGCTTTCGGGGGTTTCCCGGGGGTGATGCAGAAAATCGCCAAGGAAACTAAGGGCGACACTGAGGCAGTGGGCGATTTGTTCCGTCGTGTGCGAGCTGTGGCTGGCTACTTCGGTACGATGACAGAAGAAGGTGACCAGCTTACTGACACACTTGGCAAAATCAAAGGTGAGGCCGGTGATGCTAGTAAAGTCTTCAACGAGTTTACTCAGACTGATGCGTTTAAGCTGACTCAGCAGATGCAAATCTTTGAGAATCAATGGACCCGCCTGGGCAATACCACAATGCCTCTGGTGAATTCGTTAATCACTAAGATCAACGGTTTGATGGAAAACACCGCCATAACATGGAAGATAATCACCGGGCAGATAAATAGCAGTTCTCGTGCGGCTAACACTTATAAATCTGTTCAAGAGTCTATCAAGCGCAAGGTCAAAGAGATAAATGACGAGTACCAGAAGAATCCCCCTGGGAAGCAATATGAAGATGCCCTCTCTGAAGCTAACAAATATTATTCTGAGATCAATAGGCAGGAAGCTAATCTTGAACGTATTCGCGACAACGGTATCGCGTCAGCCAACGCGAAGTTGGCCGCCACCAATGATCGTATCATTGGCAGTTTGAAAGACGGTGCCAAGGAACTCAAGAAGTTCTTGGATGATGCCGCCAAGCTGGCAGAGAACACTGCCAAAGACATCGGCAAAGTTCAACAAGATATCGACAAACGTACGTTAGATAACCGTCTTCAGAATGCCAAGACTGTAGCTGGCAAATTACGGATCATAGATCAGCAATTGGCCAAGGCGAGAGCCAAGGTAGCAAAGACCTTTGGTGACATTAGTGCTGACCCTGCTACAAAGAAAGCGTTCAAGGACGCTGTCGATGCGGCGGTAAAGCTCGCTGACCAAGGCGCTAGTATAGCCAAGAATCAGCGAACCCGTAATAAATACTCGCAGGAAGCTATTGGTTTTCTAGAGAGTGAAAAGAAAGGAGTTCGTACTTACGCGGATGAAGTCAAGAAGGCTACTGCAGGTGCCAAGAAGCAATACGACGCTATAAAAGATGGTGAGAAGCAGGCCAGTACACTGCTTGAAAAGCGAACAGGTCTTTTGAAAGAATCAATTCGCCAGGGTACATCTGAAAAGAGAAAAGCTGATATTGCCAAGGAAATTGGGGGTCTTGACAAGCAGTTAAAGGCCGTCTTTGAGAAGGCTAACATCGGTGATGCCCTTATCAAATCCTTGAATCTGGACGCTGCTTATGGCACCTTGGGTGCTGGACTTACCGAAACTTTGAACAACGCCACCAAGGATTGGAACGCCGAAGTCGAACGGATGAAAGCGGCATTCGCCAAAGAAATTATCCCAATCAAAGTATCCATCGAAAAAGTCGCCAGTATAACGGATGTTGGTAAGCAGCTTGGTACGAATATACGACCCGGCGAGTCTCAAGGTCAATTTGCCAGCCGCGTTGGCGATGAAGCTCTGAAGGTTATCCAAAAACAAGGGGAGCAACAGAGAAAGAACGCGATTGCCCAAGCCAAAGTAGCTACCAATGAAAAAGCCAATGCAATAAATCTGCGAGGCATCTATGCGGAGACTAATGCTCAGATTGCAGAAGCTCTGGACAGCAGACGCAGAAAAATAGTCAAGGCGAACAAAGGTCAAATCAGTGAGGTTGAGGCTTTACGACAAGCCAATCTTCAGTTGAACAAAGACATGGAAAGCGGCTCCTTGCCTCTTTATAAGCGCTGGAAGACCATGCAAGACATGAATGCGGAGATGAAAGAGCTTTCAGCCCGCAGTAATAAAGCAGAAAAGGTCGAGACAAGTGTTTATCAAGCGATGAATAGACGTTTGGCGCAGATGGCTGCTGCAGGAACAATTTCTCGCGATGCTGCCGAGGCATGGGCAAGGTTACTTCCTCAGTTTCAAAAGCAGAATGCACAAGCCGTCACAAATGGTAGCGCCATTGTTCCGATTGACGAAGAAAAGCTGGCAATAGCCAAAGCATATCTTGACAATTCGAATAAGGGTACGGATGCCATTAAGGAAGCAAAAACTCCCTCAGAGCAATTGAAGACCTCACTTGAGAATGCCAAACCGGCTGCACAGAATCTGTCAACAGAAACGGCCAACACATCGAACAATACCCAAAATGCTGCGGGTGCCATGTCGGCTGTTGGCTCGGCTGCTTCTGCTGCACAGCCTGCAGTGGCCGCTTTGACGCAGCAGACTAGCAAGCTGGCCGATCAGGCCGAGCGAGCTGCCCGTGCTCAATCTGCCGCCAGCGGCGGAAGTGGTGTGACTCGCACTCGCACACCGGGTGGAGGTGAGATGGTGACCAATCCGTTCTTCAAATGGCACGGGGGGCGTCCAAAGTATTTTGCTCATGGCGGTCGTGGGCAAGACCGAATCCCAGCCATGTTGGCCAGGGGTGAGACAGTAATAAACCGAAGAAATTCGCTGAGGTTCTTTTCTGAATTGAATGCGATGAATCAAGGTAGCCAACCTGTTTACCGTGAGCAGGGCGGCACCGTCACCAATGTCGGTGACATCAACGTCACGGTGAACGGTGGCGATAGCTCGCAGCAAACGGTGCGCGAGATCGGCCGCGCGTTGAGACGCGATGTCCAACGCGGAAATATTAAACTCCGTTAATTTCGAAAGGTTAACAATGGAACCGCAGAAAGCTAACATCAAAGGCCGCTTCATCGTAGAGCACCGGGATCGCGATGACAATCTTAAGGCTGTGTACGAATTCCCGAATGGTATCGTCGACGAAGGCATCAATTCTCTTCTGGACGTGGGCTTCCACGGCAGTGCGCAGATTGGCACTTGGTACATCGGGCTGGTGGACAACAGTGGCTGGACCGCATTTGCGGACGCCGATACTCTCTCCAGTCACGCAGGCTGGGTAGAGAATACCGACTACACGGAAGCGAATCGTGTGGAATGGGCCGAGGACGCTGCAGCAAGTCGAGCTATCAGTAACAGCACGACCGCCAACTTCTCGATCAACGCCACGGGTAATCTCAAGGGCGTCTTCATTAGCTCGAACAACGTCAAGAGCACGGGCAACACAGGCACACTGTGGAGCACCGCAGCGTTCTCCAGCGTTGTGGCCACGGCCAATGGTGACACTCTGAAAGTCACTTACACAGTAAGCGGCTGATCTTCTTAACGGGGCGGCGCCAGCCGCCGCCCCTTCTTTTGCACCCGTAACTCAATTGGCAGAGTACCTGATTTGTAATCAGGCTGTTGCGGGTTCGACTCCCTCCGGGTGCTCTTAGGAGAACGATATGGTAAGACGAGAACAATTTGTGAATGATGCCAGTGCCACAATGAATGGCACGGTGAACTCCACCACAACAAGTTTCGTTGTGGATGATGCTTCAGTGTTTCCAACCAGTGGGGACTTCCGCCTATTGGTGGACAGCGAAGTTGTTCTGGTAACGGATGTGACAGCCAACACCCTCACTGTTGAGCGAGCAGCCGATGGAACAACCGCCGCTACCCACGCTGACACCACCTCCATCGAAGCAGTTCTTACAGCAGGGGCAATTGACCAATACATGGACGACGCCACTGCTGGGTACAGTGACCGCTACCCCTTCCGTATTCTGGACGAGAGTGGTAACACACTCACTTCGTCCAACTTCACCTGGGTGAACCAAGGCACCGCAACTGTGTCAGATGACGCCTGGGGCGGAATCACCATGACAACCAACACGTTGGCTGGTGATAACATGCGAATCCTGAAACGGTCAGCCCCCTCTGGTGCCTGGACATTGACTGCTCACTTTCTGTTCGGCCCGGGCTACAACAATGGTGGGGGCGCATCCAGCTCCTACATGTCTCTGCTCGTTCGTGAGTCTGACACAGGCAAGCTGGGAGTCATCGAGATTCGCATCGGGGGGTTGGTGCGGGTTCGCCGTTATTCCAGCCCAACCAGCTTTAATTCAGAGCAGGCCACCCTTGATTTTTCCAGCGACCGGGCTTGGTTGCAAATTGAAGACGATACTACTAATCTGATTTTCCGAATATCTGCTGATGGTATCAATTGGTTGGATGTAGCCAGTTACGCACGCGCAACTTACATGACCAGCGCGGGACCTGATGAGATTGGCTTCTTAGCCAACAGCGACAGTGGCACTAATTTGCAGCCTTACCACATTCAAGCGTGGGTGGTGGAATGAGACGAACACGATTCGTAAATGCTCAGACTCTTTCTCTTGGCACCACTGTTAATGCCACAAACACCTCGGTAGTGCTATCTGATGCTACTACCTTGCCAGCCTATGGTGATTTCAACATTACCATAGAGAATGAGATCATGTTGGTAACTCACCGCACAGCGAATACGTTGACTGTTGTTCGTGGTGAGGATGGTACAACTGCGGCAGGGCATAATAGTGGATTAGATGTGCAAGTAATCGCCACAAAGACTGGAATGGACTCGATAATATGTGATGCTGGTTTGCTATGCGCGACATATCCAACCAACCTATCCGTCAATACAGCAAACTTCTCTTGGAGCAACCAAGGCACTTCTAGCCTTGTGCAAAATACTTGGGGTGGCATTTCAATGCTTACCCAAAATTCATCCACCCATTCTCTGCACATAGCCTACATGTCTGCGCCTTCCGAGCCTTGGACTTTGACAGGTCTGATTGATCTTGGCCCCTCAGCATTAGGGGGTATCTCTGGTTCCCACGGGGGTTTGATATTAGGCGATTCTGGAAGCACCAAATGGGAGACCATTGGCCTACGAGCAAACTCAGGTATAAATTGGTGGGAATGGAATAGCCCAACAAGTTATGCGTCAACAATTGGCTCTTATGATTGGGGATTGTCCCGGCCGACTTGGATGCGGTGGGTAAATGATGCCACAAACATACAGCCGTTTATTAGTATGGACGGAGTCAATTGGCTTAGTTTAGGGACAGCACAAGCCAAAGGTTCTTTTCTAACTGTGAATGGCCCAGATCGGATAGGCTTCTACTATTCCAACCACCAAACAGACGGTGAGATTTGCAACCTCAATGCGTGGCTGCTAACATAAAGAGAGTGACATGGCCAAACAATCACAACTAGGGACAGTCAACTCCATTCTCGCCAGCACAATGGCGCTGGGGATTCCTGTTGGTCTGGGTGGCCCCTCCACGTTCAACGAGACGGTCAACCATTCACTCGGGATCACTGACTCTGCTATTGGCCGCAAAGATGCTCAGAGTATAGACCACAGTCTCACACTGAATCAAACAGCGGTGGGCGCTCGCGAAATCTCGATCAGCATCTCACATGCTCTTTCATTGACTGATACCGGTAGGCAGACGTACTCTGAAAGCATTTCGAGCACGTTGGTCATAACGGACCTGCTGAGCTACTTCAATTATGTTGACGATCGAAAGCCGGTCGGACACACTCTGAATCTCACCCAGACTGTCACCACTCTTTCTGGCTTGGCGGTATCCAATACCCTGAATCTTGTTCAGACGGCTGTTGGAAAAGGGCCTCTTCACGAGAGCATCAATCAGTGGATGGCTCTGGCGCAGCACACCTCCACCCCATACCACGCGTTCATCACGGATAACCTTGTTCTGGTAAGCACCGGCTACACACCAATCTATGTGGTCGAGAGCATCACTCAGAATCTGATTCTTGAACAGTCAATTGATCCGTTCGGTGTGGCGAACACATTGAACTTGACACAGACTGTTCTGGTCGGCAAAGGCCACGTCGTCACCCAGACTTTGAACATCACTGACGAAATGGAAATGACCGGCTTGTGGATTCGCAACGTGGAGCAAGACCTGGGAATCGGGCACGCTATGACATGGCTGGAAGATACCAAATGTGCCAGGAAGCAATACACCCCATTCCAAGGTGAGAATACTATTTCATCAGTGACTGCCCCACGAGAAACTTTGCAAGACCCTCAAGGCAGCACCACTGACCGCTTGTCTCTATATCAACCTGTTACTGGGGTGCATACCAGCGAAGTTATTCTACGGGCACCTGAACTGGATAACCGAGACAGGAACTCTTATACCCGCGTCAACACCGAGACTCGCGGCGGTCGCTTGATTGTGTATGCTGATCCGAACTGGCCAAAGGTTCGCACGTTGGCAATTACTATCACCGGGTTGACTGAGTCTCAGGTAGACGATTTGCACACCTTCCTTCAAGCTACCATTGGCCAGTTAATCGGCCTCACTGACTGGGAAGGCAACCTCTGGTCTGGTTTCATTACCAATCCGAATGAAGTTGCCACACAGGAAGGGAAGCAAAATTGGACTGTGACTCTCGAAATGGAAGGTGAGAAACTAGAAGTGGAGCAACCTGGAAGCGATGATGGAAATGGAATGGCACTGAACCTATCTCAAACCGTGACGGCGGTGATTGTATGAGTTTTATACTGAAGGCCCCTTACCCAGGCGTTGCTACGACAACGCTGCTGCCAAGTCCATCGTGGGGCGATGCCAAGGGCTTGACGGCTTCTGTTATAAGCATGCGAGCAATGGATGGTACGCTATACACGTACGTTCACTCGCGTAATGGGCGTAAGAAATTCAATTGGGAATTCGAAGTCAGTCGCCATAAGGCCCTTGAACTGAGAGCATTCATCAACTCTTACCACGGCGAGTTGATCCAAATAATTGACCACGACGGCGACACATTCTTGGGCTACCTGCGAAACAACCCGTTCGAGTTCTCAGGTGCCGGACGGGCAGGTGATGGCTGGCCGGGCGGCGAAACCATGACAGTCATTTTGGAATTTGAGGAAAAGGCATGAGAACTCTAACAGCAAACGCCTCTGCGCTTCTCAGTCAGAACATGGGCACCGAGTGGGTAGTCCTTCTAGAAGTTGATTGGGTTGGCAACCGCACCATTATGTACTCCGATCAAGAGTACGGCACTGCTTTACCAACAGTAATTTCGATGAGCGGCTTCGACGGCTCCATGATGCTGTCAGGTGCCAGTGACTCACAGCAATTGAGCATCGTGTTGGACGATGTTGACGGCGAACTGAGAGCCATTTACAACAGAAACGATTTACACAAGAGGCCTGCGCGCGTTTACATGGTGGGCAAAGGTCTGCCTGCGAGCGACAAGATTCTTGTGTTCAAAGGTGAGCTTGTCACGCCAATAGCGTGGGACGAGTCACAACGCACATTGGCATTCGACATCATGTCGAAGCTGAATTCTACACAGGTCGGCTTCAGCATGGAAGAGGGTGACTTTGCAAATATCCCAGATGAGGCGCTGGGGAAGGCGTGGCCGCTTGTATTTGGGCAAGTTTGCCACTTGCCTGCCGTCAAAATACGAGCGCCACGCCGAGGTTATTTGGAGACAGGTATAGGCATCCATGACTTCACGTTGGAGCCTCGTATTTGTCAAGCGGTGAAGATTGAATGCCCAAGTCAGTCGACAGGCAATCAAGATTTTCCAACTCAAGGGGCAAACAATACCTGGACAAGCAACGTCCAGAAAACCATTGGCCCCGACCTGGAGTGTGTGAACAGACGCTTCGGAGAAATCTGCAAGCTGAAAGATTTGCTTGAACAGCAACTTGCTTATGAGTATTCCACTGTCAACATTTACAATGGTACCAGCTTTCCACAAGGAGAGCAGATTGATTTGTTCGTCGACAATGCTGTGCTTACAGGCACGTTCTCCGGCAACGTATTCACGATCACCAGCCGGAAACATCCAGAATATGACACCTTCAACCATGTCGCTTGCCGGGATGTCCCTTCACTCGGTTACGGACAAGTGTCTGCTGTAGCACAGATTGGAGGCACAAACAATGTCAATAACACGGGCGGATACTGGCAGGTGAACCACGGCAACAGCCCCGGCTCTGGATTGCAGTCAGCCACGTGGATTCCTGCCGATACTAATGGTGTTGGTTTTCAAGCCGACCAGAACGAGGCCCAGGCGTTCGCATCCTGTGAGGAAGCCTTGTCTACCGCCCCGGGGATGTCAGGCGGCCCGAAAGACTCGTGGAAATACTACGACGAAATGGAGGCCAGCGATTTCTTCTGGGCCCCTCCTGGCAGCGAAGTCTACATGGAATCTGAATCGGAAATCTTATACCTTGCAAGCCTATTGCCGGGCACCGTGGACAAGGTATGCGCCTTCCGAACCGCTCCTAATGGCTTCAGGTACCTCACGGAAGTTCCCACCGATTACTACACTGCCTACTTGACTGACTACGGCGGGTATCAGGTCGTGGAGATCGGGATGAACAAAGCCCTGTCTCTGTACAACGACCAGTGGGATGACGATATCTATGTGTCCTTCACCTCTACGGTGGGCCCTAACCCATGTGATATCATCGAATGGCTTGTTGGCAAGTATACTGAGCTGACCGTCGACTCCACAACTTTCGCCGATGTGAAAACCAAGTTGACTGACTACGGTCAGAACTTTTACCTTATCGACAGGCCCGATGTCTACGACCTAATCAATGATATTGCGTACCAAGCCCGATGTTCGGTGTTCATCCGAAACGATGTCATTTACATCAAGTACCTGCCGGAAGAACCGACAGCGGTGCGAGAGATCAGTGAGAGCGACATCCTGAATGGCACATTCACCGAGTCTCTCAGTGAGACTGAGGAAGTCTACACAACGCACAGCATCAAATGGCAGAAAGCAGGGGCGGCGGTCCGCGATGACCAGGACGTCGAACGAAAGATAATCCTGAAATACAACGTGGCCAAATATGGTACTGTTGAATTGAATGAGGATTTCTTCTGCTACAACGTGTACGATCAAGTCAACCACGCCGCCACCTTCTGGCTGATTCGCAAGGCCAACTGCTGGAAGAAAGTGGAATTCACGCTTCCTCTGAAGCACATGGACCTGGACGTCGGGGACTGCATCACATTGAATGTGGCACAGTTCGGCGACGCTGTAAAAGCGATCATCGAGACCTCCACGGTGAATCCTGACGACAACACCGTGTCGATGCGTTGCTGGACGCCTGTGCGGTCCGGTGAGACATCGGCATATCACTGGGCTTGGCCCGCAGCGAAGCCCTGCAGCGACGTGTGGCCCCTCCCGTTGGACACTAATGGCGGTGGTGGGTACGATTTTGAAGTAACCCCTCCAATTGGGCATTTGCTCACAGGCGGGCAGCACAGAGACGACCAACTGGTCATCTCGTCTGGAGAACTCCATCCAAGTGACCTCTGTACCATAAGCAACGAAGTTATCTGCGAAGTCTCGGACTACATTAACTTCGACGAAACTGATCCAGTTATTGAGGCCAAGTCTATCGCTCAATCAGCCGCGAGGCAGGCCACCGAGACCCAGATGTCTGGCGGCGGTAACGCTGGCGGTGGTGGAGACACAAAGACGCGATCCGTGGACGGGTGTGGCACCGGAGCTGGCTGCAATTACAAAGTAAACGTCCAATGGCATACTTCACATGCGCAGGGTCAGGCAGGGCCGTCAGGGGGATCGAAACCCGGCGGTCCTTGCGGCGGTCCTTGCAAATGTGAGGGAGGTTGCCCATCGTGCTATGGTCCAATCTGGACTGTGTGCCACAGCTATGGGGCTGCCTGGGCGGCTCAAAGTGCGGCTGAATACTGGGAAGGTCATTATGGTGCACGAGAAGATGGTTGGTGGAATTGTAATGAAACCCGTGTTCTGAGAGCCAAAGCTGCAAATGGCACACATGATCCTCATACCACTCACAATGGTGACGATTGTGCTGATGTAACCAACGCATCTGAAGTGGCTACAGAAGCGGAAAAGGATGGGGCGACAGAAATGGGAAAAGGAGGGGAAGCCGCTCAACGGGAGACAGGGGATGCCACAGGAAGTACCGGGGACGAGCCCAGCTATGAGGAAGCTGCTCAGGAACCACTTTACCCACGAAAATAGTAATTTAGCGGAGAATGACGGCAATGCTAAAGATTGACTGTAAAAAACGGCAGAAGGTTGTTGACCGGATTAAGGGCCTTACTTACTTCCGGTGCATCAACAAACGGTGTGGGGCGCACGGACAAACTGTAACTGAAGAGATGTGCTCTTCATGCCCCGTCCGTGAGGCGTTACGCACAAGGCGGTGTGACGCTGGCAGACCTTCTGCCGTGAAGTCAGCGCCAACTCAAGAAGAGTTGGTGCAAGATGTGAAGGAAATGATTGCTGATTCACCTTTGCAAGACATGAAAATAGAGGGTCTGGAAGTTAAACCAGAAGGCGAAGGTCCTACACCCGAATACCCTGCTTTGTCCATGCAGCTTTGGCTTTATAAAGAGGCTTTGCTGCGATGGAACCAAGCTGGACGGCCAACACGTTCAGACGAGGAAGTCAAAGAAATCCATGACAAGTACTGTACGCACTGCTCGTGGTATGACAAGGAAAAGAAACGCTGCAAAGGATGTGGTTGCAAGGTCACGGTTGGTTCGGTAGCGGTATTCAACAAGATCAAGATGGCCACTGAAAAGTGTCCACAGGGGTTGTGGGAATGAAATTCGAGAAAGACTGGGTTGACGCTTATTTTAACAGTGGTATCGACATCGCCAATAGGCGAGTATTCATCGGAGACATCGACGCTGTGTCGGTGGACTATGCCATCAAGGGATTGTACCTGATGGAAACCCAGTCTTCTGAGGAACCGATCGAGATGTTCATCTCGTCGTATGGTGGCGACGTGTATGAAGCCCTTTCCTTGTATGACATCATGCTGACTATCAAATGCCCGATCCACACTTTCGCTTATGGCAAGTGTATGAGTGCCGCACCACTTATATTGGCGGCGGGCAAGCAAGGCTGTCGCTGGGTAGCCCCTCACTGCGCTTTCATGCACCATGATTGGGCAGCCGAAGTAGAAGGGAAGGGCCAGGAACTGACGAACGTGGTCAAGCATTATGAAGTGCTGGAAAATCAGTGGACAGCTCTGTTTGCCTCTCACACAAACAAAGACAGTCGCTGGTGGAGAACACGAGCGAAGAAAGCCACAGATTTCTACTTCACTGCCGAAGAGGCATTGGAGTGGGGTGTAGGCGATCAATTTTGGATCGAGAAAGACAGCTAGGCAATGCCGGTGGAACGAGCGGCATTGCTAGGCTGTCTTCAAAATGGAAGGTTGTTTTAATGGCCAAGAGATGTAGAAAATGCAGAGATAAGAAACAGATGGCGCAAGCGTTGTCACGTACGCCAAAACGCCCGCCTCGCGGCTCCATACGAGCAGCAAAGCGGGCGGAACAACGTAAACAGAAGATGGCAAGACTGAAAGCCGCGCGAGAGGCCGAATCAACCGAAACTCCGTAGCAGTTCTCGGTATAGCCGGGCAGTTGCCACACAATCAGCCAAGGCATCGTGGGCATTCTCAAGAGGGATCGAGAATCTATTGCACATCCCTGTTAAACTCAAGGTAGAAAACGGAGGTGTGTGCCCCTGCCAAGCGTAGACATCATTCACGGCGGCTGGGAATGTCATCGTGTCTCGCGGATGGAAATGGAAGATTGTATCAAACAACTCCTGTCCAAGCCACATGGATAAGAATCCACGCTCAAACGCATAGTTGTGCGCTATCGGGACCAGTCTCTTGCCGAAGGGCAGGTTCAGCTTCATAAACCAGTCATCCAAGTCCTGAGCCACCTGATCCGGCGACCGACACTCTTTAGCCATTTTCTTGGCGTCAAGCCCATGCTTTGCTTTGGCCTCTTTGCTTGCCCTTTCGGGGTGCAGAGGGGCCATGTTTCTATAGAAGAACTTGTGTTTCTCGGATGGGTTCAGTTTGTTGTCCAGTGGCAATACGGCCACTTGGAGGATTTCGTGATATCCAAAGATTGTGCCCGTGGTTTCAACGTCGACACAAGCCATCACATTACCATATAAATTAGCCGTCATTTCTTAGGGTCCTCACTCAGATAGTAGCCATATTCATCCAACCAACCAAAGAAAGTATGATCGGCTTTTTCTGCCTCTTCATGCAGATGATCCAGTGCGGCTTGAATGCACTGTTCTTTCATGTTTGTGTCATAATTCTTTGACCAACTTTTTCTCACCTTACTCAATTCATCAGCCGCCTTCCTGCAATCCTCTGCCTTTCGCATGCTTTGTGTCACACGCTCGATTGAACTGATAAAATCGAACGGGTCCACTCCGTGCAGTTTCGCTATCGACAGGAACTTGTCGATCTGCTCCAGGCTGTACTTCTGGTACAGATTACCTATGCGATCTTCAAGTTTCTGCATGGAAGCGAGCTTCTCTTTGTCTTTGATTTCGAATCGAACTCCTGGTGTGGGAGGGTTATTGATTCGTTGCAGATTCTCCAACTTCTTTGCTGCCTGCTCCGCCTTTATGGCGGGCCCACTTTTAATGAGTTCAGGAACCTTTACGGCGGGTGATAGGAGCGGATCACATTTCTTCGAGTCATCATAAAACTTCCCCTGCCACTGTTGCATGAACTCATATTCTGAGTAATCGCAAGGTGCCTTGCCACAGCAATCAACGGGGCTGTCCGCGATGGTATACTGGTATGGATTCTCGTCCTTGAATAGCTCTTGCAAATGGGCGATCTTGCCCTGTAAACCATCAATGTGGTCACTGACGGGTGCACGCGGCGGGCGATCATCATTCAATTTTCCCAGCAGCTTAGCGTCCAAGATAATGGCGCAGCACGCCATCACCGAGGCAAGATGGCTGACATGGGTCACAGCATCCTCATCTTCGCCGTTTAACCACTTTGACATATGGCGTCGCATGGCCGAATAATAGATGGATGCCCGTACGCCTTTCTCTCGCCAGTTGTAGCGTCCATATTTCAACGCTCCCTCCAGAAAAGACATGGCCATTTCGGCCACCGCGCTCTCTGGGACCAAGTCCATAGCTAGTTTGGTCGAACCAACCGCATCTTTGGGGTTGGTCGGTTTGCTGTCAGTCATTACACTTCATCCTCTCGTTTCAGACGACTACCGTCTTTTGTAAAGGGCGTCATCGGTTCACATTCTTGGAAACTGATGTTGCCTACCACTTGTACATTACCTCGGCCGCGACCTACTGGAAATCTCTCAGACAGAATGCGAACAATCTCTCTATCGTTTTTCCACTCTGTCTCTTGATACTCTTCCAGTGTCTTGAAGAACGCTTCCTTGAATTCCTTCAATGCAATCGACCTGCCAGGAATAGCGTAGCAGTTATTGTCAATGAAGTCATCCAATGGGTTGTTGTTCACAGCAGCAGCGTCATACTTGCCCTGAGTCTCGATGATCGGCAGCATGATACGGCTGGTCGCTTCAGGGATTTCAAAATCCAACAAGGTCCTCATGAAGTGTGGCGCCTCTCGCTTCAGAAGCTCGCGGAACTTGTCACGCGGGATTTCCTCTTCGAGACTTGGTACATTCATAGCAGTTATTCTGGTATCCCCAGGGAACACAGGCAGGCTGGCCCGCGAATTAGCCATTTGCACCAGATGCAGCGTACTGCGAACTTCTTCGACCTGTTTGTACTTCGCATGGACTGAGAGAGTCTCACCTGTTACCCATTCCTTCAATTTGTTGTAAGCCTCAATTCCACCTGTCTTGCTGATGTCCACCTCGTCAACCACGCCGAGAATGGCATTCGTAAGTTCGCCATTATATCCTGATTTGCTTGTAAGCGCTCTGTCAGCTTTGCAAACACCTTTGGTGACAAGAAGGGCGAGAGCCTCATGGAAAGATGACTTCCCGCTGTTCTGCGGTCCATAGAAAAACAGGTAAGGCAGCTTGCCGTAAGGGTTCTGGAACATGCAGGCCACCCACGCTGTCAGGTAATCGCCTCCATTCTCAATCCCCCATTCTTTGCACCATGGCAAATTTGGGATTAGTTGATCCAGCTCGATGCCACAATGCCGCATCAGCCTGTTCCAAGTTGGGTGTACTGCATGCTCCCCTTCCTGTAACTCGATTGGAGTGTACAAGAACTGAGTTGCATTACGGTTCCACTCCCGTCCTCCGGGATACTCTGATTCAAAAGGTCTATTCACTAGCTTCCAACATTTGAAAATGGCTTGGCCAAAGATCACATCATTCTTAGTATGGCCTTCTGATACCAAGAATAATTTCACGTTCTCGCGTGGGTGTGTAATCCAATCCCCCTCTTCATCTCGTAGCACCCACTCTTCGAATCTGCTGCCCACTTTCAATGCTCGGAACTGGTTATCCAATTCACTCCACATCTCAGCATCTTCGATTTCCTTATCTGTTGTCTTGACAGCATCGTCAACCACCCGCTCCCAGCCCTTGGAAGTTTTGGCGTAACGAGGGAAATCAACGGGCTTATCCCCTCTTGTCTTGCCAATGACCAAGATGATCTTGCCGTCGTCCCGTGGCCTAATGACGAACTGTCTTCCATCACTATCTGATACCCCACGAGGAATCTCGATATTGGAAGACAGCAATTTAAGGGCATTTGCAATTTCCTCGACCAGCGAGAACATGTAACCGCCTTTGCCGTCCGGGGCTTCAAAGCCTCCGCACGAGCAGCAGATTTGTCGCAGGGTGGCAGGATAATTGAATGTGGTGTGGGTCCACTTTCCTTGCTTACCCCAGAGAGGGTGTTCAGTACACCCCTCACCGAAACGATACACGTCCCACCCGCCGCCGAGCTTTGGTCGCATAAAGCAGTTGCCGATAAGGATGAAGTCTTCCAGCACGAAGCAATGGTGCTTTGGAACTGTGCAGCAGAATACTTCCTCGCGCCCGGCAGGTTCTACGCTGACTACTCTCCAGTAATGGTGCTGCCGGTTCTCCGTGCTGCCCCATCTCTCACGGTGATGGGTGAGCAGGAAGAACTCTTCCGACAAATCAGAGGCTTTCAAGATTGTCGTGTACATCATGCTATCTTTGTAGCCCGAATGCACCCTACTTGTGATCTTTGAAGTCTCGATTCCGAGAATGTGACACACTTGGCGAACATGCTCAATACTATTTTTGTCGGCGGAGCGAATTATGCACGAACCACTACCAGACACGCAGCCATCAGCAGCGAAGTAACCCGCCAGCCATCCATACAAGTAAGCCTTATCGTAGTGCAAAGGCACCAAAGACTTGAAGTGGTGAGGGAGGTTCCATACTTCCACCCCACCAACAGATCGTGTGATCGGTCGTTGAGGATGCCCAGCAAAATACTTTAACAGTTCGGCATCCTTCTTGCCAAACAAGCTCAGCGATGATGTTCTCCGACCGCCTCCATTGGTGCCGTCGCCCCACACTAGACCATGTTGAATTCCGACCACACTAGGTGTGTGATTGCATTGCGGCTTGGTTTGCACGAGGATACGCCCCTCGGTCAAATCCTTGGTGACAACTTCCTCTCGGTCGCCAAAGTTCACCTTGGTCTTTCGCTTGCCATTACTTCGATACTTTGTCACATACCAGCGGTGATCGCCGGTGGCCCGGATGACTTTACGTTGGTTGCGGTTCTCAAGTGTCACGGCAAACACTTCCTGCTCCCCGTAGGACTTGAATGGTACGGTCATCCACTTACCACGGTAAGTGATGATTTCCGCATTCTTACCTGCCAACTCGCCAATGGGCTTAACCCCCTCACGAGTGATGACCTTGGTGTCTGCGCATAGACAGTTCGCCTTACCCGGATCAGAGTCAAGCGAGTTTGTGTCAAACAAACCCCGCATCGGGGTCCCCCGTTCTTTCCAATCCTCGTAGACTGCTTTCAGCCCGGCCGTGTGCCCCTGCCACAGATAGTGGTCATGCACCCACAAGCTAGTGTGGCCTGTATGCTCAAGGTCTTCGAGGATTTTCAGGTGGGTCTCGTCTAATGGAACCCGGGCGTGAGCTTGAGTCATTTCGTCAAGCTCGTCGCCCTCGGTTGGTAGTCCATCGGCGGTCCATCCTTGGACTCGCACTTTGGTTCTGCTGCCGGTGACGACTTCGAGATTGTCCCGCCAGTTAGGTGGAACGTGAGCAGCAGTTAGAATTTGTGTCGCTGGTTTTATTAACTCGTAACCATGATTCTCTTTTGTCGCACTCTCGTGGTGAATCCACATGACCGATCCACAGACATCTACACTGGCCTCAACGTCGAGTCCCGTGTGCTGCGCGATCAGTGGGATATATGAGCGCGCCAAGGCGGCGTGTTCAGTGTGGTTCATTGTGACCGGGTATGGGTCCTTGAACCAGATGTAGATGTGTCGACCCATTCCCTTGGTGCTTCGAATAACTTCGAGCCAAGGAACGTCGATTTTGTCTAGCTTCGCAATCTCAGAATCGGATACGCCTACCCCTTCGGCGTGCCCGGCAATGGAATCGAAGTCAAAGCCAAGCCCAATGGACCGCTTGTTCTTCCAATCCCACCACGTTGTGCCGATGCACTTCATGCGATCGCGTATAATATATTGAATAGGTGGGTCGCTGTAGTTCGGATTTCCGGCCGCGTCGTAAGGCCACCGTTGTGGGCCAAACTTCTCGCCCCCTTCCTCATACATATTTGAATCTGGAACCTTCACACCCATCTTGTGACACATTATCTGTGTTTCTAAGCGCGACGGGTCCTCGCCCCACTTGCCGATCAATTCTGGGTTATTGTGCTTCTGTGACAGCACGTTGTCGTAGTAGGCTTTATACGCCTGGGTCACTGGCGAGTTTTTCATAGTATCTCCATACTTTCTCGAATCGTCTATCATTATATAGGCCAGAACTCGTGATTTCGTTAGCGCAAAATCTCAAAAAGGTGTCTGAAATAGGTCACCCCAAAGGTGGCCCCTCTGGGGAGAGGGGGTCAATTACCTCCCCACCCCTACCGGGTGGTTTGATCCCTCATTCGGGGTGTGGGGGATGGGCTAACCCCGCTGGAGGATGGAGGAGGTAATTGCCCCCCTCTCCCCAGAGGGGTTTTTGACATAAGTCTTTGGCAGCTAAGTATTTAAGTGCTAGGCGCCAAGGGGTGGGGAGCAGGGAGCAAAAAACTACTGTCCCAGAAAAAAACGCGCAAAGCGTCGAAAACGAGAAAATACCAGGGAGGTTTATTTTTGCTCCCCACTCCCCACCACCCCACTTACAGGGGGTAGGCATGTCTCAGAAAACTTTTTTCGGCCTAGCGCTTTGTCATCCCCGCTATCAGGGGGTGTGTTAGTATTTCGAAAACTTTTTCAGAAACTGCTAACGAAATCCCGAGTTCTGGCCTATATAGTGGTAGAACGATGAAAGACGAACTAAAACACATCTCGCTCGACCAACTTAATTCGCCAAAGGTCGCATTGCGAACCGTGCGAAAGAAGTCAGTTGAATTTCAAGAGTTGGTAGAATCCATCAGAGTTGACGGTGTTCTTCAATCTCTTCTTGTGAGACCGCTCGACGGTGAATATGAAGTAGTTGAAGGCGAGCACAGACGAGAGGCCAGCATAATCGCTGGACTCGACACTGTGCCTTGCATTGTCAGAGAGATGACTGACGATGAAGCGATACTCGTACAACTTAAGGCCAATGCTGTCCGGCCAAAGGAAACACAAGTATTCGAATATGCTCGTCGCCTGCGAAAGCTGCTTGACGACGGGATGACGATGGGCGAGCTGAGCAATCAGATCGACAAGAATAATGACTGGATTCGGCGGATGCTCAGGTTGAACAACCTGATAACTGAAGCCATCAACCCAGTTAACACGGGTGACATCCCGTTAAGGGCAGCAGAAGCATTGGCTAGATTGCCACAAGAGCTTCAGGGACAGTTTCTGACGGATGCAAAGACAATGAAGGTCACCGCATTCGTAAATCGTGTACGTGAAGCCCTGAAGGATTATGAGGCATTCCTGACCCATCAGTCGGAAGAGGAAAAAGCCAAAGGCCTCATACCCAGACTGAGATCGCTGCACGATATTCGCAAGGAACTTGACTCTGACTTCCATCAAGCTCGGAAGGTCATTGAAGTTACAGGTGCAAAGACAGTAGAGGATGGATACAGAGCCGCGTTGGCATGGATGTTAAAGCTCGACCCTGTGTCTATTTACAATAGGTTGAACAAGGTATCGGAGGGCGAGCGTGAGAGACTGAACAAATATGACAAACGGAAACTGATGCGTAAGATTGTTGACACTTTAGTAATTGATTCTTTGAAACCAGACAATGGAGATCAGACACATGGCGAATGAACTTGTACCCTTCAAATCGAATTTCCTTCCGGCCGTCCAAGAAGAGGTTCTTGGCGAAGTAGCGGAAGTCAGCCAAGGCGCGGAGTTTTTGCCCCGCATTCAGCTTGTCACAAAGGGCAAGTACGTTGACACCGGTAAGATTGCTCCCGGCCACTGGGGTGTGCCTCAACCGGGCGGCGAGGAAATTATCGACCTGGGCGAGTCCATCGACATTATTCCCTTGGATGCCCGCGCGAAGGCCCTGGACGTCGGTGACCGCGATGCTATCGTGGCTGTCTACAAGACGAGCGATCCCGAGTTCCAGCGTATCAAGACCGCGCCCAAGAACACGGGCTGCATGTGGGGGCCGAGCTTCCTCGTCATTGAGCGAAGCACGAGCAAGATGTACGAATTGTTCTTCGGCAACGCTTCCGGCCGTAATGAGGCCGGTAAGTTGCGACCGTTCCTTCCTTCCGAAGCCAATGGCGGAGTTCCCTCGCCCGCCACGCTCGGCATCCGCTACAAGAAGACGCCCGACTACGGTTGGCACGTCCCTGTAGTGACCAAATGCTCGGAGCCATTCAGTGCAAGTGATTGTCCAGCGCAGGATTCGATCACGAAAGAGATCGAGAAGTTCCGCAACCCATCATCGGGTGTGCAGAAGGTCGAAGAGAAGGACGCGCCCGATAACAAGCGGGCCCGTTAATCAGTAAACACCGGGAGGCGCACCCCGTGCCTTCCTGGCTGGTGTTAAGTCTTGCTGTCCTGACGTGGAGAAGTGGGAAGCCATCACCCTCACGGAGGGGCAGCAAGGCAAACGGGGATTGGAGCTAACATGCAAACATACTACCCGCATTCACTTTGGCCAGACCCGGACCCACCTCCGAAGAAACCCACAGAGAAACCAATGAGCAAACCCCCTGTCGAGCAGGAAGTCAGTCTGCAAGATTCACTGCTGTGGTGTATCAAGAACAGGGGTGAGATTTCCATGATGTACGACCCGGATGTAGGCTATGTGGCCTTTCATGTGCAGGTGAACAACATCTTTGCAGAATATGAAATCGACAAGCCCGTAACCCCTGAGAGCGTGGGCGCTGCATTATTGCAAAGCATCCATGCAGTTGAACACGGGACGCGATTTCATCAGAAGTTCGGCGACTTCCCGCCGATTGACCCGACTCTCTCTGACGGACCACCAGGATACAATGAATGAGCGGAGTAGCATTGGTACAAATTTCCGCACTGGACTTGAAGAAACTGCTCCCACTGGGGCGACAAGCGTTCGGCCGGAACATAGCGGAACAGGCGGACTCTTCCGGGTTCGAACCCCCGCTACATCACATGCTGTGCATTGCCTCTATGAAAGATGGCTCGCTGAGAGCAAACGCACAGGCAGTCATCCCTTACTTGAACCTTTTTCATGCTGGCTTCATTATCGCTGCCGATGAACGAGACTTCGCTGAGATTCTGGAGCTGTGCGGTATGCCGTGTGTTCTAACAGAATCGCAGACTCGCGGTGTCTCAGTGGCTTTTATCGCCGGGACGCTGTCACAGTGGAAGGACGCGACGCTCAGGGGCTGCCAAACTACAGTCAGCCGTGAAGTCTGCGCCGTCTTCAACTCGATTTTCTCTGAGTTCAAACGGCTCGGTCTGAATGCGATCTTTGAAGCGAAGCAGGTGCCTGACCGGGGTCAGAATGGTTTATTCTATTTGGAGTACAACGGCAAATGATTTTGTACCCTCATGAATCGAAGTATGAACTGCCGATGCTTTCATTGAAATACCCGATTCCATTCTAGAGGGCGACGATGACCATACGTTGCCTGTACGGGGTGACAACGGGATCATGTACGAAAGAATTGAAGATGACAATTGAGAATATTCGCCTGATTAAAGAGACAAAGAAGGGCACCCGAGTGTGGGTACCTTGCTCCATTCAACGTGCCAATGGCCGCATCAACTTTCTTGGGCACGGTGCCACCGAGGGACGGTTTCGACAAACTCCGTTCGAGTTGAAAGACGAGATAAAGGCGATGAAGGGTAGTCGTTGGCATGGACATGTCGATGGCGACAACCGCAAGATGTGGTCTGTTGAAGACTGCACACGGAATAATTTCCAGCTTGCGTACATGACGGGCGGCAACCCTTATGCGAACTGGGACCAACCCCTTCGCAACTGGGGCTACAGCAGGTCGCTCTACGAGCACCAGAAACTGATGTCCGATCACTGCCTCACCTATCATTACAAGATTCTGGCCGCCGAAATGGGATGTATCAGTGGGAATGCCATTGTGAATTGCAACCGTGCTGGTCGCGGGTTCAAGATTACACTATCAGAACTGTATGACAAGTGGTCAAATAAGAAAAACCACGTCGGTAGGAAGGGACAAAAATCTTGGGATTCTAGTATTCCGACGTTTGTTCGTTCGATGAAAGGTAGCTTTCTTGGCCTAAATCGACTAATCAATGTTCTGGATAAGGGTGTCAAGAAGGTCGTTAAAATAACTCTGCAATCTGGTAAGACTTTGGTATGCACACCTGACCATGAAATTTATATTAGTGAATCTGTGTGCATTCCAGCAGATAGGCTTACTCCTGGTGACACTGTATTGACAAATGGTACTTGGGTTGACAAGGATGGGTATGTCCGCGTAGGGGGTTTGAAAGGAAAACACCCAAGATGGACAACGGGAGGCGTCTATGAGCATATTCTTGTGATGGAAGAAAGTTTAGGTAGACACTTGACTATTGCTGAAGTGGTACACCATAAGAATGGTGTCAGGCATGACAACCGTATAGAGAATTTGGAGCTTCACACCACATCTAGCCACGCAAAGAAGCATGGAAAAGCAGGGGGATTTGCAAAATTAGACGGCGGTCGCGGTCGCGTGTTCTTCATCCCTAAGCCTGACACTGTTGTTAGTGTCGAAACAGCCGGAGAAGAGAGAGTATTTGATTTGGTTATGGATAACCCATATCGAAACTTTGTGGCGGATGGTTTTGTGGTTCACAATTGTGGAAAAACGCTCTCTGCCATTGAAGTGATGGAACAGTCTGGCAAGCAGGATTGGTGGTGGGTGGCTCCGAAGTCAGCTATTGCCGCCGTTGAGCGGGAGTTCGAGAAGTGGGGCTTGCGCGTCCAACCTCGCATTATGACCTACGAGCGTCTCCGCATCGACATCGAGCGGTGGGAAGACGGGATGCCCGCTCCGCAAGGCGTCATCTTCGATGAATCCTCACGACTCAAGTCCGGCCTCGCCAAACGGACCAAAGCAGCGATGCACCTCGCCGACTCGATTCGCAAAGAGCACGGCTGGGACGGTTATGTCATACTGATGTCCGGCACGCCTTCGCCGAAGTCACCCGTTGATTGGTGGTCGCAATCGGAAGTCTGTTACCCTGGTTTCCTGAAGGAAGGGTCACCGAAAGCATTCGAGTGGAGGTTGGCCATCTTCGAACAACAGATGACAGAGCAAGGCAAGTTCTGGAAACGTAAGACATGGCGCGATGACGAACTGAAGTGCGACAAGTGCGGCGAGTATGCTGAGCACGAGAATCATGAAATGGATGACATCTTCGGAATGGGTAAAGACTCCCATTCGTTCGTGCCTTCCAAGAATGAAGTCTCTTATCTGCACGAACGTCTCGATGGGCTGGTGCTACCACTCAAGAAGAAAGACTGCCTCGATATTCCTGAGAAGATTTATCGAGAAGTCACGCTCGAACCTTCCAGCACGCTCAAGCGCGTCGCCAAGGCCCTGGCGTCGTCGGCCGCCACCGTCATCCAAGGCATCACTTGGCTGCGTGAACTGAGTGATGGCTTCCAGTATCGCCAGAAGCAAGTTGGCATGAAGCAGTGCGAAGTTTGCCGAGGCGAAGGTCAATACGAGCAATGGTTCAATGTTGACGGTGAGCTGGGCACTGATTTGTCAGATGTCAACGATCTGACTGAATCAGGCTACACGAAACAAATGGCTGTGTGCCCACATTGTGAAGGCACTGGTGAAGTGCCAAACATGGTACGCGAATCCAAGGAAGTGAAGTGTCCAAAGGAAGCGGCAGTCCGCGACCTGCTCGAAGAGAATGAAGACCAGGGTCGTTTGGTTCTCTTCGCTGGTTTCCAAGGCTCGATAGACAAGATCGTCAAGATTTGTCACAAACAGTGCTGGGACGTCGTGAAGGTAGACGGTCGCGGGTGGAAGGTGCTACGCCATAATGGTGAATCGGTTGGTAAAGACGTCAAACCCCTAAATTACTGGGCTGACCTGAAGAACAACGAGAGAGTTGCATTCGTTGCGCATCCAGAGTCAGGAGGTATGGGACTTACTCTTACCGAAGCACGCATGGCAGTGTTTTACAGCAACGACTTCAAACCAGAGTCTCGAATGCAAGCGGAAGATCGAATCCACCGTCCTGGAATTGACGAAAACAAAGGGGCCACAATCGTTGATCTATTCCATCTAGGCACCGACAGAAAGGTGCTGTCCGTGCTACGTGATAACCGTCGATTAGAGAACATGACGCTTGGAGAACTACAGGAATCATTATGAGAAATAGAATCGAACCGTCCTTTATGGATGACACTAATTTAGTTGCCATCTGCACTTGTGATAACGAGCTTACCATCTTGGAACCTGGACGGAAGATCAATTTCCGGTGCTCGGATATCGTTCAATTGAAAACACTGTTGAGTGAGCTTAAAAGCTCCAAAGATGTCGACTCAGTGCAAATTGTCGTAGATGCCTACGGTGTCGTATACGATATTCGGATCAATGACTTATCCATCGGTTATCTGGCCACTAGTACATACTGCCAACGCTACGAACTGGAGCAACGGCCCTACAAGTACCACGGCGAATACACCACCGAGCAGATTGAGGAAATTGTTCGGCAAGAAGATGGCGTTTCGATCGTCCCATTATTCGCAGAAACTGGAGACCCGGTATGAAAGCCGACAAGTTAATTGACGAGCTAGGTCTTGACGGCTCGGCCGAAGTTTTTGTTGAGATCAATGATGTCATTCATCCGATCTCTCACTTGTTCGAGGATTCACAGGGCATCTACCTTGTGGTCGACACTGACCAAGAAGAAAGAGAAATGCGATGATTAGGTGCCCTTGCTGCAATTCTCGTAATAACGAGTTCCTTTTCGATATGGGTTGGCAGCCGCTGTCATTAGTGGAAATGCAGGATAACCCGGATGACTCCAGCATGTTGGACCGACACAAAATCCGATTGCGAGTATGCCATAATTGCTGCCACGTGTGGAATTCAGCATTCGATTCCACAGTTGAGCAATACAGCGGCGCTGGCTGCAGAATGTACAACAACGGTTCGAACTGGGTATGCCACACTGAAAGGATCAAAGACGTACTAGATGGCCTTAAGCCATCTTGCATCGTTGAGATCGGGGCTGGGGATTGCTCATTCCTCAATTCATTGGATAGCGATGTTGTGAAGATCGCGGTCGACCCTTGCGAGGCCGTCGAGCGCGCTCAAGAATACGGCATCAAATACTACCGAGAATACTTCAAAGCAGAAAAGCACATCCCTGATGCTGATACTCCACTTATTGTGATGCGCCATCTGCTCGAACACATGGAGAGTCCTCGCGATTTACTTGAGAGCATTGTCATTGACAATTACAAGCGAGCGGACCGCATGACTTGGTTGTACATCGAAGTTCCCTGTGCAACCAAGGCATTGCAATCTTGTCGTATTGAGGATTGGACCTACGAACACCCGCACCACTTCACAGGGTCAAGCATGCGCGCCCTGTTAAGGAGCGTTGGCATCACTGGCTTCAGCACCTGGACGACTTATGGCGAAGAAGTGCTTTGCTGTGTGTGTCAACTGAGTCCGAGAACGGACCTGAGTTTTAACAGCGATGAAGTCATCTGCAACTATGATCGGGTGCACAGGTCGATCATGAAGACAGTTGACTGGTTCGAAGAAAATCTCGACAACCTAGTGTTCTGGGGCGGGGCCGGAAAGTCGGCCATGTTTCTCAATTTGTTCATGGTTAATGCTTCCGGGCAGAAAAAGTTCGACCCATATGAGCCTTATAAAATCATCCCAGGGATGCCCACTGTTGTTGACAGCCATGATGTTAAATGGAACATGTATGTTCCCGGCACCCGCATCCGTATCCAACCGCCCAGTGTAATCTGCAGAATGGAAAAGCCGCCGACCATTATTGCGACGACGTCTTGGCGCGCGGAGGATATTCGAAACGAAATCATCCGCGATGAAATTCCCTGTGAGCGGCTACTGAAATTCTCAAACGGTCAACTTGTGGAGGTGCCTATTGGGTAAGCGAACAAAGCAACGACAGCAAAATATCAAGAAGATGAAGAAGCGGCGTATCAAGAAGCAGCGTGCAACTCTCGTAAACATCCCGAAGAATGCCCGAGAGGGCTTTCCCGAGGTGAATTATCTGGCGTGTATGGAAACCATCAGTCGTTGTGATCCCGCGATCTTCGACGCCATCTTGCAATTCATGGGTTTCTTCGAAGTAAATCAATACAAGCAGCTCGGTCGTGATGGCGTCAAACGGGTGACCATGTTTTGTCAAGTGGTTTATTCGGCCTGTTTGAATGAATCTCTGATACCTACCCCGAAACAGGCCATGATGCTGGTGCAGATGTCGCACATCTTTCATCATCTGGTAGCCTGCACGGGCTTCGAAACCAACGACGGCGTTTTGCGAGGCACACTACTCACAGAGCACAATTTGCCAAAACTGTTGCTGCTGCAGAATCCTCGCTGTGTTACCCAGGTCGAGCAAAAGCAGTTCTTTGAGCTGGACCCAACACTTTCTACCATGTGGTTCAACTCGTACATTCTAGGCATCTCCACACCAAACGCAAGGCTGCAGAGGAACATCTACAATCACTTGGCCAACATGGACGATCGTTGGACCGCCTACACCCATCAAGTGACGGGCACTTATTTCACGTGCACATACCACAACACCGGGGCCGCTCGTCGTTGCAAAGGCATCATGAATCGCTCGTTCAAAGCAGCCCAGCAGTGGGAATTCAACAATCAGAAGAACGAGGGTGACAAGCCACATATCGCGATCATTACATGTCGGTGGCATCGCAACCATGCGGTTTATAAGTCGGCGGCCCCGCTGGTCGAACAGTTGAAGGGCAACTGCAAGCTGACGCTGATTTGGACTAGCCGAAAGCAAGATATGCCTCACACGGCAGTCACCGACTACTTTGACAACGTATGGAATTGCTACTTCGACGATCGCGGTGAGCTTCATATACCGGAAGGCATGAAGAACAACGATTTCGATATGGTCTACTTCCCTGACATCGGTATGAGCAACGAGTCAGTGTGGCTGAGCAACCAACGAATCGCCCCGATCCAAGCCATGGGTTATGGGCATCCCGACACAGCAGGTGACGACTCTGAGATTGATTACTTCATTGGCGGCGACATCGAGAAAGATGCGACCGACCAATATGCCGAGACTATGGTGTTGCTTCCTGGATTGGGGCAACATCCGGCATGGCCTACCTATGAGCGCAAGAACAACTACAAAGACGACGGAGTTGTCCGAGTTAACTGCGTGTGGGGGCCTGACAAGTACAATTACACACTGCTGACATTGCTGGCAGAGATAAACAAGACGGTAAACTCGATCCGCCAAGAACGGGGCGACTCCCCGGCCGATCATGAGATTCATCTGTTTGCCAGCCCCGGCGTGAATCGCTACGCCGCGCTACCCAGCTTCACAATGGATGTTGCCAAGCTGCTGCCAAACGCGATCATTCACAGCGAGCAGGAATACTACGATTACATGGAGAATGCTGAACAGCATGACTTCTCGATCAACAGCTTTCCGTTCGGCTGTTACAATGTCTTGGTCGAATCTTTGTATCTTGGTTTGCCTTTTATCTCGTTGGTTGGCGACCGGTTCTATAACCGGGCGGGTATGTGGTTGAACGATCAGATAGGAATGAGTGAGAACAATTTCACGGTTCCACGCGATCTAGTAAATAAGGCCGCCCGCCTAATAACCGAGCCTGAGCTGCTTCGCGCCCAACGAGAGCATTTGGCAGGTGTCGATTTGAAGGCTTGCCTGTTCAACGAGAACACCTACTTCAAGCAAGCAGTAGATTACATATTGTGCAATCATCCTTTCACAGAAACTAAACTTATCGGAGATCAGAATGGCTAAACTGACAGGAGACCAAGTCAAGAAAATCAAGAATGATATCTGCGAAAAGATTCTCACTCAAAAAGAAATTGGTGAGAAATTTGGAGTCAGCCGTTCTGTAGTAAGCGACATCGCATGCGGGAGAGTGCACACTGACATCCGCGCGGACGTTGAAATGACAGACGAGGAAGCCCAGATTTTCAAGCTCAAGGCTGAGAACGAGCACCTTCGTGAAGAACGAAACTTGTACAAGCGGCAACTCAAAGGTGCTGCGAAGACTCAAGGTTTGTTCCAAGCGGTTGTAGACGAGATTGCTGACCTGAAGCCACTCCGCCCATTGCCTTCGGCACGCCCTACTTTCAAACCCAGCAAGGGCACGAAGCGTGAGCATCTTGTAATGCACCTTAGCGACGGGCACCACGATCAAGTAATTACCCCGAGTGACACAGGCGGACTCGAACGATATGACTTTCCTATTTCAATGTGTCGGGCCGAGAGGTATGTTGACACGATCCTGTCGTGGACCCAGAAAACCCTCGCACCCCAATTCTACTTTCCGTCCCTTACGGTGCTTGCCTATGGCGACCACACCAGCGGCGAGATTCATGGACATACATCGAGATCATATTTCAGGAACGCTTTCAAAAATGCGTTCGCTATCGGTCAACTCCACTCGCTGATGTACCGTGACCTTGCTCCCTACTTCGAGCAGGTCAACATCGTCTACGTTCCTGGAAATCACGGCCGCCGCTCGAACAAGAAAGACTACCATGGGGCACACGACAATTGGGACTACCTGATTGCTAAGGTCGCGGAAATGCACTTGCGGGACATTGAAAACATCAAGTTCAACATTCCCAATTCATTCTCCGCGAACATCGACATTGACGGCGTGGGCTTCCATGTATTTCATGGTGATGACGTTCGCAGCAACCTCGGCATCCCTTGGTATGGCCTGGAGAAGCGCCGACACCGGCTAATGGCTCTCGACAATATTCGTAATGGTGTCCCCATTCGTTACTACTGTTGCGGACACTTTCATCGTCCCGGCTCGACTACCGAGGTTAATGGTGAAATGCTTATTAACGGGGCGTGGCCAGCCTCAGATGCTTATGCGTATAATTCGTTGGGTGGGTTCACCGAGCCGTCTCAATTGATCCATGGCGTCAACAAGAAATATGGAATCACATGGCGGCTTCCCGTGAAGCTGCGGTGTGACTATGAACATCAAGGTCCGCGACGTTACCGGATCGACATGATGGACGAGATCGCCTCTCAACTGTAGGAGTTTGGTAACTCTGACGGCACAGGATAAACTAACTTACAAGGATGTGCTCACTTCCTTTTTGGAGAACTGATTTATGGCAGGAACTATCGCAACACTTCTCTCAGGCGCTAAAAGCATCGCGCACGCTCGTGGCCCTCTTCGGCACGCTTACGATGAACTCGTCGACTTGCAAACGTCGTTGAAAGACCCAGACTTGGCATCACCTTATTTGCAAGCATCTGCAGTCAACACTATCCCGGCTCGCGCATCCACAGCGACGTCTGGCAACTTTACCGTCACGGTCAATTTCCCGAAGTATGGTGTCGCTGTCACCACGGCTAACATTGCCTACAATGCCACCGGGGCTACCGTACAGTCGGCTGTTGACACTGCATTGTCTGGTGAGTCCATCCTGGCGACTTATTCGGCGGGTGACGTGGACGTGGCTCTCACGGGCAACATGGATGACACTGGCAACGATTGTGTCATCACTGCCAACGGCACTTCCGTTAATGGTGCCTACATGACCATCACCACAGCGAATGTCGACCTGGGTGCCGACACTCTGACCACTCCCGTTGTTACCACGCCGGGAACTCAGAACCGTCCGGCTGAGGCCACTTTGAAAATCCTCGGTATCGTCCAGCCGACCGGTGATGTTACGCCTCAAGGTCTGACAGTGGCCATTGGTGACTACGAATTGGTCGACGAGGCCGACAACCCCTTAACGGTGAGCCCTGGCTTGCAGGACTTGCTGATTAAGGAAGTGGCTCAGGAAGACGACGCCCTGGCGATCGAATTCCGGCGTCTGGTTGGGTGTGTTTAACAAATGAAACGAAGGACGTTTCTTAAAGTAATCGGAGCGGCAGTGCCCTGCGTGGCATTGCCGCTCCCGGCGTTTGGCGACCTTACCCCCGCCACCGAGGCAATCACTTCCCCACAAATAGGGGCGGCCAGTGCTTTGGTGCCTGAAGTCTGGGCACAGGAAGCCTTGAAAGTGATCGAAGATTGCTATGTAGAGGGAATTGGCAGAAAATTATTTGACAAACCCTGAAAATGTGTTACACTCTTAATAGAGCAACTACGTAACTTAACAGAGAGGAACCTATGGGTGCTGTTCAAGTAAAACTGGAGCAGATGGACTCTCTTCTGCAAGAGAAGCGATACTGGCTCAAGGTGCTGGGTTTGTGGGCTGTGGCCAAGGAAGCAGGCTACGCACCCGAGGAAATCAAA